CGTTGGCAATGTCGCTGCCATAAAACAGAGACAAACAGAACTGACCAATATCAGTTCGCAATGGCGGCCTAGCGCCGCTCCGTGACTGGGTAACCAGTTACGCGGTATATAGGCGTCGTACCGGGCAACAGAAACCACGCCTCATCGTATGTAAGGGAAACGTTACATACCAGCACGCCGGCTCTGCTGACACAAACCCGGCTTTTGTATTTTATGCTCACCATTCGCATTACCTCATCCACCGCTCAGCTACTTCGCACCACTCGCGTCTGGTGTAGTCGCACGTTTGCCGCGAGTTTAATCGTGTATGCGACGATGTCGGCACCCACGACTGTAACCACTCCCCGATCTACATCGGTATTCCTTCAACCCGCCGTTATGTTTGCACCCCCGCATGCGGTTCGACCCGCCCCTCCCAAGCCGGTGATCATCAAGCGCCCGTCGAATACACTTATGTGTCTGGCACAAGTGCTGTATTTCGAAGCGGCCACGGAACCTATCGAGGGGTTGCAAGCGGTGGCCGCAACGGTCTTTAATCGTATCGGTACGCCGGGATATGCACGGTCTATTTGTGGAGTGGTTTATCAACCCTATCAATATTCGTGGACGCTCATTCAGCAAAACTGGCTACGCACACCCGCCCCACGATATTTTGATTTGGCGAAGATGTTCTTGCATGAGCGAGAGTCATTGAAGGAAGAGTACCCCGTCACTCACTATCATCATATAGGCATTAATCCCAAGTGGTCGGTCACCTTGGAACACATTATGACTATCGGTCAGCATAAATTTTACCGCCTTTATCGCATTTAGTGGTATACTAGTCATTGGTGATTATGAATGTACCGGGCTACGGGCAAATGTTTCAACAGGCAGACGAGCGACTCAGTTCGGTGCCGACTCCCCAAGAATTTACGCAAGTCGTACTTACCTTGGTGCGTCGGTATCAAATCACCCATCTTGATGCCATTATGGAACTCTGTGAATATCATGATCGAGAATATGAATCCGTGAAAAGCCTGCTCACCCCCAAACTCAAACTTGTCTTAATGGAGGAAATGTCAACTAAAAAACTGTTGCGAGATAATTCGTACTTGCAACATAAGCTCGGTTAGTGGTATACTTGTCGTCGTTGTTGTTTAACACCTATGAACCTATGAACCTATGTCGAAAGGAATAACGTATGTCGCCCTCTCAGTTTCACTCTCTTCTTAAAGGTAGTTCCATTGATAAATTACGCGCAGCCGTGAAGACCACGTCTGGCGAAAACTCCAACTCGGATGAAGGCTATTGGCGCCCGACTGTGGATAAAGCTGGTAACGGCAGTGCCATTATTCGCTTTCTCCCCGCCCCTCCTCCCGAGTCACTCCCGTTCATCTCGTTCTACCGTCACGCCTTTCAGGGGCCGAATGGATGGTATATTGAACTGAGCCGCACCACGCTCGGTGAGAACGACCCGCTCGGTGAATACAATAGCCGTCTGTGGGGTACCAAGGATGAAGCCCTGCGCGATCAGGTGCGCAAGCAGTCGCGGAAGCAGACCTACGTGTCGAACATCTACGTCGTGCAGGATAAGGGCAACCCCGAGAACGAAGGGAAGATCTTCCTGTTCCGCTACGGTAAGAAGATTTTCGAGAAGGTCAAGAAGGCCATCGAGCCGGAGTTTGAACAGGATACGCCGTTCGATCCGTTCCATGTGATCGACGGTGCCAACTTCCGTTTGCGTCAGAAGAAGCAAGCGGGATTCCCCAACTATGACGACTCGGTGTTTGAGTCACCGTCACCGCTCCTGAAGGGTGATGAGAAGGCGATCCTGCAAGCGTTGAATGGTCTGCGGTCACTGACCGAGATCGTCTCACCCGACAAGTTCAAGCCGTATGATGAACTGAAGAAGAAGCTCGACCGTGTGATGGGCTTCGATACCGCCGTGTATCTCACGCCGAATGAAGGTGGGGATGCGCCTGCTCCGCGTCGGTCAATGGGTCGCACTGAAGACCCTGCACCGGCTCCCTCTGCTGCGGCTCGCCCGTGGACGCCCCCGTCTGTGTCTGATGATGAGGATGAAGAAGTGGATGCGCGTCTGTCGAAGTTTGACGACGACTAATCACGACACAACGGTGAGTCACAGCGCCCCCACGAAGGCAACTTCGTGGGGGTTTTCTTTTTTAGGAGAGTGACCCGTCGAGAATACGACGAATCGTCGGTTCACGGTCAATGGGAGCTGGAATAATTTGAGCGGCGGATCCGCCACCGTTTCCACCACCAACGGTTGTGTTACCACCTTGCACGATATTATTGACAACACCTCCACCACCAGCGTTACCGTTTGGTGCACTCGGCCCTGTCAGATTACTAGTAATTGCCGCACGACCCTGAGATGCGGTGTCGCCCATAGAAGCCGCGGTACCGGTCGTTGATGGAGAACCGGGAAGATTGCCGCTTGGTGCCGCTCCCACCGGGCTGGATGTGTTCGGTGCGGTTGCTGGGGCTCCCATACTACTAGACTGAGCGTCATTTGCGGTAGCAAGTTGATCGAGTGAAGGATTTCCGTCAAGTTGAAAATGAACGGGATCCCCCGGTACGCCCTGAAATAATCCTTGCTTGTTGAGTGCCGCCACTGCTATCGGGTCTCTGTAGTTTTGAATATCGATAGCAAGACCGCGCTCATGTCGGCTTCTTCCCGGTTTCGCAATTGCCATTCCGTTGGGGCCACGACCGGGACGCCCGGCCTTAACCGACTCATCCCATAGCTGTTGTTGTTTGGCGGAATCCCGTTTCGCGCTATTAACTTTGAGTTTTTTTCCTGTTTTTTGGAAGTACTCTTGTGCCGCTTGAATGACTTTATTTTGAATAACTGGGTGCAGACCTTTAAAATTCTGTAGCTGACCAGACTCACCCCCAAACTCTAATACTTGTGTGAGGTCACCATTCCAACTCCCACTGGCACCCGCACCGCCCGAGCGACCGCCCCCATCGGGGGTCGCCGTATCGGTATTAAACATTCTAAATGCTTCTGAAAGACCACCAGTAGCGACTGCAAGCGAAACTCTCGCGGCTCCTTTAACCAACCGATTTAAGAAACTGGGTTTTGCGTTAGTCGTTGGTGCAGGTGCCGCAGTGGGAGAAGTATCCGTTCCTGTCGTAGTTGGTGAGGCTGACTTAGTTTCACTCGATTTTTGCTGGTCTGCTTGATCCGCTTTTTGTTGATTGGCCGCATCCTGTTTCTCTGCCGTTTGTTCTTTTTGATCGTTTTCTTTTTTACCTTTTAATCCTAAGTTCTCTAATGTTTCGTTGGCGGTATTTTGTACTTCATCTTTAACTTCGGTGAACCGAGTACCTGCCTCTGGGTCGTCTTCGGGTTGCACCCCATAATAGTCATGATAAATGTCGCGGGCCATCGACGCCACGGCTGCGAGAATACCCGCACCCGGAATGGCGGCCGCCGCTTCTAGACCAGCGCCTTTGACATCACCCTTTAATAATTTCCATGCCGCAAACCCCGCCGCTAACCCTGCTCCTAAGAACGGAACTGATTTGGCCGCCAGTTTACCGACCTGTTGGGGAACGATCTTTTTAATAAAGGCCGTGAGGGCGCCTTTACCAGCACCGGCCGCTTTGGTGGCTACAGAGACCGCTCCTCCCCCTAATTTTGTTGCGGTAGCGGCTGTTTTGCTGAGAGCCCCACTTCCCATCGCCATCGCTCGACTACCAAGACTGGTTGCGGTTTGCCCAATTCTACTCGCTCCAACTTTTGCTAACGCACCTTTACCCAGTCTGCTAACCAGCCCTGCGGTACCACCAACGGCAAAAAGTTTAGCGATCCCACCTAAGCGACCACCCATAAAACCGGAAGCCAAGTTCATTATCGAACTAAGTAAACCGCCCTCTTTCTCATCCTCTTTACCGACAGGTTCCCCTGTGGCTTTACTCGCGGTGGCGCCTTGTGTTTCAAGGTTCGTTTCTTCCGCCGCGGCCGCTTGTTTGGCAATTTGGTCTTCTTGAATTTTTAAAGACTTGGCATTTACACCGTAAATTTTTCCGAGAAGCCCCGTATGCTGGTTGAGAATTTTAACAATTTCTTGACTACCTGCACCACCAACTCCAGATGCTGCATCAGGCGACACCGCATACTGCCCGTTCCCGTCTAACGGGCCTTTAAATGGGGATGCCGTATCACCGGAGGAAGTCGCTGAGGCGGAAATATCTGAGGCGGGAGGAGTTACAGTATCAGCACCCGCCGCTGGTGCCGCTTCAGGGGTTGGGTTGGTAGTGGTGATATCGTCTTGGGGAGTTTTTCGTTTCGCTTGGTTGGCCGCTAAACTGAGTTGTTTTCTTTTAACTGAGAATTTATCGGCGTAGTCATTTTTCTTTCGTGACTGTTGATACGCAAACATCCCCAGTGCAATAAATGGATTCTTTGTGGCGGCGCCGGCCAGAGCGCCCATCACTACATTACTACCCATTAATTTGGAAACCGACCCTTTGAGCTTGCCTCCTAATGTTAAACGCGATTCGAGTTGAGTTCGAATTTTTTTCGCGTATTTGAGAAGTGCATTTCTGGTCGCTGTAAGATCATTAGTTTCGAAAATGGGGTCGTTATTAATCGCATCAACAATAATGTTGAGAGTGGGTAGATATTTTTTGGTAATGACGTTGGTTTTAGAAAAGGGGCTAATATCCGCCGACGAACTCTCATAATATAATTCGCTTAACTCTTCTGTATATTCTTTTACTGCGTCTTTGATGTTTGAATCTTTTTGGAGGAAGGCATCGGTTAACTGGGCTTGCACTTGCTCTTCTTCTTGAGCAACGGCCCCCGTTAATTTCTCCATCTGCTTTTGCGTCAGATCCTCCAGCGCCATTTTGCGAGACTCGCCTAGAACATTAACCGCACTCAGAGAGGCGAGGTTGTCGTTATATTGAAGTATCTTGGGCATCTTAGGCGTTTTTTTGCCTTTTTTACTTCGCGGGGATGAGCTTCGTTTTGGCATATTAGGTATTTATCGTCGGTCGGGGTAACTAATGCCGTCGAGCCGCCTCTTCATTTTTCTTATCGACCCACTGTTTGAGTAAAATTACATAGATATCTCGCTCAAACGGAATCATGTTTTGTATATCGCCCCACGACCAGTGGTGTTCCTGCATCAATGTAAAAATCGTTTGATAGTGGTTGAGCAGGGTGTCGTAACGAGCGACTAGTCTAAAAAATCCACGACTCCCGATAGCGTGATATTATGTTCAAACCCACACCCTTCACAGGTGAAGGTAATTATTTTTTCAACAGTAGGAAGATCGTCAAGAAACTCAACTAGTTCTTCATAATTACGTGTCGATAACGACTCCAAGAATTGCATTTTTTCTTCAGTAGTATAGTCAGCAAAGGCATAAATTTCACCCGTATCATGGTTTTCTAATGTATCAAAAACATCACATATTGCTTCCATAAACGGTTGTGAATTAATTTTGCCTTCTTCCATAGCATTCATAACCAACTGATGAATGGTGTAGACGGTGGGATATCGCAACTTTAATGTGTAGCGATCCGATAGTTTCAATAAAAACTTTTCTTCGGGTTGATTTAAATTGGCAACTGGAATTTCTGTTAAATTTACCGAGACGTTGCTGCGATGGCCACATTCAGTATCTCCACCATTGGGTTTGTTATGGCATACGTAAATGGGTGTCGTGGTTTCCCCGACGCTACGTGCTCGTAGTTGCAGGAGGAGATATTCAATATCAAAATATGGCGCAATGCGGGGGTTGACCTGATCGTTTGTGCAGTTGCGAATAATTTGGGCAATAGCTTCTACTTGATCCTGATAGTCATCAGATTCTTGTGCCATCAACAATAACTTTTCTTCGCGCACCAGATATGGTCGCATCGTAATAGTTTTACCTGTGGATGGAAGAGTCACGGGAAATGCATAGGTATCGAGCACGGGAAGTTTCATAATTCACCTCATGAATTAACGAATAAGCGAGTTGGTATGGAAAAATTCAAATGTAACAGATAAAGTTAACGGTGCATCGGCTGATTCCCACGAAGTGGAAAGACCACCCAATGCTTGTGGGTAGATTTCTTGATATTGATTCCAAATAATTGGTGTATTGGGATTCTGCGGTGAGTAAATTTTAACTTCGGCCGTACTGGTATAGTCGTCGTAATACTCAATTCCAAAAAATGTTGAGTCGGAGCGCGCCCCTCGATCCGCTTCATTGGCACCAAATCGCGGACCAGCAATTTCTTGTTGCCACATCAAAAATGTGTGATGAAGAGCCTGCGCTTCTTGCAGTGTCTGCCCCATCAGTAAAAATTCAACGGTCATCGGGCCAAATATTTGCGTATGCGCGTGTTTTCTAGTGGGACCAATATAGCTAAACTCATCAAATGTGGCTAATGTGTATCCGGCGATATTAATAGATTTGGCCACCAACCCCGTAGACAGGAGATCCCATCCCATTCCTACCAGTTCATTTTGTCGCAGTCGTTGCAGCACGGGGGGTGGTTGAGTTAGTGTGAATAGCCCGCGACCTTGGCTGCCGTAATATGCGGTCTTAGAAAAGAATTCTTGTGGGTCGAAAATATTAGCCATGTCAGTGAGTATTTAGTAAAGGTTCCGACGGCTTTCTGCCCAGACTTTGGTTGGTGTGATATTGATAAACTGCTCACTGGGATACGCTAAGGCCACCGCCCACTCAATGGGAGAGATGAAGACGGCTCGCCCACGAATGTTGTCATGGGTGTATCGCTTGATGGTCGGAAGTTTACCAATTAACCGCCGCTTTTTGAGTTGCTGGTAGGTCAGCATAATACGACTCAACTGAAAGACCGGCAACGGTGCAATTAGCGGCATCATCGACTCAAACAACGCAAACCGTATTTTGGGGGGGAGGTAATGGAAGTTCATACCTAACGTACTATCAGGTGTGCGGTCGAGCACCAAGACGGTGGGAAACTTATCGTAGTATTTGGCAGTAGTCGCTTGATAGCTAAACGTGTAGAACATGCCGGGAATCATCCGTTTGGCATCGACAAACATACTCTTAAAATCACCATAACGATTTACAATGTCGGTTTGGTCGGTGGGATCAATGCGACCCAAGACTTCGGTAATGTTTTGTGCCCATAACACCGCACTATCACTTGCCTTAGTTGACGGATTGTTGCCCATCATCCCCGTAAGCGGAACGACGGATACTCCTAGCTCGCTAGGAAGCGGTTTAACCGACGTGGCGCGACCTGTAACCGCTGCCGGTTGCATCTCATGCAGTTGACCCCGCAACGATGGAGTATCGCGCTCACCGCGCAGGTAATGCTGAATAAGCAGGTCGAGAAAGCTATCGGCCATTGGGATACAGTTCCTTCTCGGTGATCACCACAAACTTCCACCCTTTGCTATCGCAGAATGATTTGGCGGCGTTCCACTTCGCTTGGTTTTTGGCATACTCAACGGTCTCGCGAATCTGCCGACGCTTGTTGGTATAGCGTTTATTGGCGGGTGACTGCACCTGTGCGAACGGCTTGATCTCGACCATCCACGTTCGCTTCTCGTCGTTTTTGGTGCGCACGTTGAGAATGAAGTCGGGGTAGTAGCGATGCCATTTGCTGTCGCCAGTAAAGTAATAGGGCACGGTGAACTCCTCCGACGCCCACTGAAGGATGTCGGTGTGCGTGTCGCAGTACTCCATAAACGTGCGTTCCCATGCACTCCGAAAGATGATGTTGCTCGGATTTCCGAGATATTTGCTCGGGTTGCGCGGGAAGAAGCGACCTTTTAGTGCCATATATACAATAGGAGATCTCCACTCTATTTAGAGGTAATATGGCCAACAACGTTTTTTGGTATCTCACCAACGGTGGAAATAACACCCGCTCGATACAAAATTTAAACGACCTTCCTGTTAAGAACGGCGGTCATTTAGTATTTCCACCGGGTCTGGCGGGAGAGCCTCTATCTGATCGTACCCAGTCAAGTTTTGCTTCTATTCCCTTTACGTTGTTTATGCCGTATAAGCGAACCGGATTTTATTCGGTGGGAAATTTATTTCATGAGCTTCCAACTCCTGAGTTTGCTATTGCTCTTCCGACGCCTACCAGCGCACTCAAAACTGACTATGCGGTAAAATATGACGAGTTTGCTATTGGGCAGGCATTGGGTGCTGTCGGTCAAAATCTTGGTGCTTCTGTTGCAGGAGTGAAAGAACTGAACACCGCCGGCGCCACGGATGCACTAAAAGAGCTATTTGCCGCTGGGGGTAATGTTGCAAAAATAGCTTTCACCGATTCAGTGAAAGCCTTATTAGATGGGGTCGGGAGTAGCGGTGAAGTAGTATCAGTGCTAATTGGTGCACAAGACAATCCGTTTACAGAGAACGTATTTAAAAATGTGGATTTTCGTGTGCATGAGTTTGCATATACGTTTATGCCTAAAAATTTAAATGAATCGAAAACTATAGACAGTATAATTAATGTCTTTAAATTTGCAATGCTCCCACGACCCGGTACCGCTGGATTTTTAGATTTTCCATACGAGTTCCAGATCACCCATTCTATCCAAAGCACAACATTCACATTACTTCCGTCTGTGTTGGAAACATTTAATGTTGATTATGGCGGTGGAGCGGATACACCTAAATTGTTTAACCCGACTGACGGAAGCCAATTACAATACCCAGCCAAAATTTCTATTAATATGAGATTTAAAGAAATGGTTCTGCTTACTCGGGATAAAATTTTGCAAGATGTACAACTGGCAGATGGCGCCCCAGCGGCTAACACACTTCGATATCGGTTTTAGCTTATGCGATACTTTCAAAATTTCCCTACGCTTGCTTATCGGGCCAATGAAATTCAAAATGGATTATCACAAGAAGTGATTCGCTCAGTGCCTAATATGACGGTACGATTGCAATCGATTGCTGAGTTGGGGGCCTATGAATGGTATAGAATTCAAGATCGCGACCGTGCGGATACTTTAGCGGCGCAATGGTACGGATCATCGCAGTATTCGTGGGTGGTGATGCTCTCTAATAATATGAGAGACTTGTATGATTGGCCGATGACCAATTTAGAATTTCATGATTATATTGTTAAAAAATACGAATCCGCAACGGGAGTTGGCGACGGTACCCAACAAAGTCAAGATACAGTTTATCAATATTTGTGGATAAACGCAGATACCGGTCAAGAACTTGTTGTGGATGCGACGTTATATGCAGAAATTCCTTTATTACAACGTCGTCAAATATCCGTATATGATCATGAAAGTAATCTTAACGATAGACGCCGCGATATTAAGCGGCTGCTACCCGACACGTTCCAGTCATTTTTGCGGCAATTCCAACAGCTTATGGGGTCATTGAATGTCGGACAGACCAGTTAGTCTTTCACCCGCAGCCGACAAAACCGTCTCGGTTGATCGACTTCAAATTCTTTCACCTTACCTGTTAAATCCCAAGACATC